TCAGATAAATGTGTATTCAACTCACTCATTACATGAGCATATTCATCCTTTGGAAGAACAACGGTTTCATAATCTTTACTACTCTTTGCAAAGAACTGAAGATTTAAGTCTATTTTACTATCTTTTGCAGTGTTTTCAAGTGGTTCTTTCTTAAAATACTTATCAACAACATCAAGAACCTTTTTTGCATACGGTGAAGGATTTTCAGAAAGTTTCGCCTGCGCAAATGCTTCTGCAAGAAATTCATCAGCATCTTTTGAAGCATAGTCTGATATTTTAATATCAAACCAATCACCATGACCATGAATTCCTTCATATTCTTTCTTTATTTTCCTGATTTCCTTCCAAAATTCAGGATCCGTCTTTTCTCTCGACTGCGAAAGGGAATGTGCAAATTCATGATATGTCACACCCAAATGCTGATTATCACCTAAACCAAGTTGGTCAGTAGCCTTTATTTTCTTATATGCTCTTGATCTAACAGATATACTTGTCTTTCCGTTCAACATATAAGCAGAACCATTCTCTGTACCTATAAGACCTTTGTTTGTTACAGTATAAGAAACCGTTGTACTTTTGTATTCATCAAGCAGTTTATCCAAATGATTCAGGTTTTGAATTGCTTCTTTTTCATACTTTCCTGCTTCTTTAATATCAACATAAACACCTTTTCTAATCAGCCTTTGTTCTACATTATCATTCATCTTTTGTACGCTTGATCGGACACGCTCCGATTCCTGCGCCTTCAGATATTTATTTTTGAAATCCTTGAAATCATCTGTCTTGTCCAGTCCAAAGTATTCAGCACGTTCCTTCAGTGCATTCAGTTCCGTATCATCAAGCGCCCACCTTGCACGCTGAAGCAATGCACACCGGCAATTACACACTTCTGCAGCACCGCCTGAAGGATCCCCCGGATACATAAGACCATTGGAAAACTTTTCATCCAGTTCCCTGATCTCACCATCAACCATTCTATGAGAATCCCTTGTACGTGTGTCCAGTGTTGCATCCCACTGTTTTAACACATTAGCACCCTTCTCTTTTGCTTTATACTGGGCATTGCTTGCAGCTTCCACGGCTATCCGGTGTCCTTCCGTTCTGGCAATCGTCATTGCCCTGTTATAAGCTTTACTAAAGGATGTGTGAGTAAAACTCCGGGAAATCTTAACAGCTATCTCATTCCATGTCATACCGGTTGCAATTCCTCTGGAAACCTCTGCCCGGACACTTCTCTTCAACCGGTCTACATCCTCTCCCAAACGGCTATATAATGGCTTTGAAAGCTTGGAATCGGTCTGTACAGCCTTTACCACCTGCTCTTGATCTATTGGAAGTATAATCGGTATTCCTTGTCCATGAAGGTCATACATGGCTCCAACAAAACCATCATCATAGCATCTTGCAAGATAATCGGACACTGTAGCATATTCGTCACTATGCAACTGTTCCAGAACTCCTTCAAGCTGGCCTCTTAAGGCCTGCTGATATCGCTTCTGGTAAATGATGGATTGCAGATTTTCCATATCTCTGCGACTTGAAAGGTCCGCAATCTTCTTTTCACAATCTTTCATTGCCTGCATATATACCTGTTTCAGTTCATTCAAGATGCGCTTTTCATTATTCAGTTGTGATTACAGGATTTCCTTTTGTCTTTGATTCATCCTCTACCACCACACCATTCAATCCATTCTGTGCATCCGTAACGGCCGTCTCGGCTTCGTCAGGATCCGGAAGCTTCCCTTTGATCTTCTCATAGTCAATATCAAGCACATCACAGATATTCTGTATCAGAGTTTCATTATCAAGCATTTCAGCAAGGGCAAGCAGCATATTGATTCGTGTCTGCTGCTCTTGTGCTTCCGTCAAGGCATTCTGTGCATTTTCCTGTGCATTGCTCATAATTTCAGGTTCATCTTCAAAATACACATCAGACAGCTTATAATCTGTGCCGTTTTCCTTATTGATTTCATCAAGTACAACCTTCACAATCTTCTTTAAAAACTGCTTTATTCTGATCCACAGCTTTGATTTCTTAAGATCCAGAAGGGAGTAGGCAGCCTTAATCGCAATGTTGGTTGTTGCAGAAGTGTCTTTCAGTCCGGCAGTATTTAATCCCATACCAAAACGGTAAATATTCTTTTCATCCAATTCCAACTTCGTTTTCCTTGCTTCATAAGGAATATCTACCGTGCGAACATTAATATCCCCTTCTTCTCCAACACCTATAATCTTCTTAGTTTTCAAATTGGTCTGAAGTTCGTCAAGATTATCTCCCTGATATCCCTTAACCACGTGAATAGGCGTATCAAAATCAATCAGATTATTTGACAGGCTGCTTGCCATTAAATCATAATCATCAATCAGATCTTTAACCTTTTTCAGGTCAGAAAACTGCTTCTTGTTATTGTCCAAACGGAAGAAAGGAATGAAACCGAACCCATCAAAATAGGTTTTTTCATCCCCTTCTTTCTTGTACAATGTATGTGGCTTTGGATTGATAGGCTCTGACATATCTTTTTCAATCTCACCTTCACCGCTCTGAACATAGAAATATATATTTTTATCATCCCATACCTGAATACGCTTAATCTCTTTATGATCTTTTACAATCCGGTCTGTATAGCAATAAATCACATATTCACAACCATCATCCGTATCTTTCGCCCGGACTTCCACTACACCAATACTGTCAGCACACTGGAAAGCTATTTTACCGTCCTTATTCTTATATGCATACATATAATCAAAGCCTTTAGTAATACAGCCGGTAAGTGTTTCAGAAAATTCAGCGGTAAAATCTTCATTTTCGTTGAAATAATCATCCATTTGTTTCTGAAGTTCCGGTATATCTGATCGAATTAAGCCATTCTTGGTAGAAAGAATATATTGTACTGTCTGGTCCACCAATTCCGTAAAGAACGGATGGGAAATCTTCACATTGCTTCTTGTCGTATCTTCTACAAGTTTTCCATCCCCATTGTAATAAAACAACCGGTAATGCTTTATATCGTGATCTCCGTCATAATATGCCTGACCTTTTCTTGCAAATTTCTTTTTAGCTGAAGAAAAATCTTCAGTAATGAACTGCTTTATTTCCTCTATTTTCAGCATTTGTCTATGCCCCCTTTAAGCGGATTATATGTATAAGTCTATAAGCCATTAGAAAAGCCATTCAGCAGCCGGTTTACGCCATCCTTCAACGCCATATCGCAAAGCAGCCATTGCATCATCCTGGAAGGGAACAGGTTCATCCAGATATTCCCCTGTTTTATCATCATATTTCCACTTCCACTGTTGCAGTTCCTTGATGGTATTGACACAAGACGGATCAACAATAATCCGATGCTGCTTCAGATAATCAATCTGTGCTTTTACAGAACCTGCTGAACCACCTTTATCAACACCTCTTGCCCTGTTATATCCTTCCTTCTGCCACATCTTGATTCGGTCCGGTTCTGCGGAATCACACCACATCTGCTTGTTTCTTGGTATATCAGCTTTCCTTGCAAGCTCTATGATCTCTGATGTATCTTTCTCAAACACATAGATTTCTTGTGTTATATGGATCACATCATCTTTGATCCCCAATAGAAGAATTGCATTTGCATGGTTGAAACCAAAGTCCTGACCAATTGCAAAATCATCATAGTCTGCCGGATTCTTGGAACACTCACCAATTTCCCAATTATGGAGAATCAGACCACCAATCTCTCCCCATTCACCTAATCCATAAATCTGATATCCTTCAGGATCAACGATCTTTCTTCTTTCCATACGCTGCCTATAGGCATCATCTATGAATCTATTCATCAGGTATGTGCTATGGTGTGTCAATACATTAGGATCCGGAATATCAAAAAAGACCTTCTTGATCCAGTGATTCTTGTTTACCGGATTGAAGGTCATTCTGATCTGATAAAATTGTCCTTCTGGGAGTTCACCACGCAAACGGTCATCAATGATTTCTAAGTCTGCCTGTGTCAGTTCTGTTGCTTCTT